TTGAAATTTTGCTATAACACTACCTATTTGCATTGCCATATATTTATTTTACTCCTATATTTTTACTTTTTTTCAACATATTTTTTAATCTATTCAAACCATTGCGATCAATAGAATCGCCTGACAAATTCGATTCTGATTCAATTGCCTTTTCTAATTCGTTAAATAGTTTCGTTGGTTCTTTCGCATACGGATTGTGAGCGATTGAAAGTTGAATTAAATAATCTGTATTTTTTCGTTGTTTTATCCTATCAGCAAAATCGAATGCTTCCATAGGGTAGACACGCTTCAAAATATAGTCTTTTGTCCAACCATACTCACTCGCCAACAAATCAATCGTATTTATAAGATAACTTAATTTAGCGCTTTGACTGCTTCGGGCGCGACTGGTTTTTTGAAACTCTTGACCATCGCGCTGAATGCGTTTTTTATTCGCTCAACTTCGTTAACTTCGAAAACTATTGACACTAATTCTGCACACTCAGCAACTCCGACTTCTTCTTGTAATACCTTTTCATCAATTTCAGTCGCAACTACTAATATTTTAATAAACATAGGATATGCGTCTTTCAAAATTGAAGGTATTTTTCTGATGAATTCATCTTTTTCAAGAGAATCGAAACCGACTAATCCCTGTGGGAGTTCATCGATTGCTGATAGCAAATTTGCAAAACGACCTAACGCCATTTTGCGAATTGTGTATTCTTTTCCGTTTAATTTATATATTTTTTCCATTTTTGACGGGCTTTATAGCCTCAAGTGTCAATTTGGTTTTAATCCACGCTATCCCCAATGAAACCAAGTCTGTTTCCAGAACTTTTTGTCTCATCAAGCAATGCTTGGAATACTACCTCGATCAGCTTTTCGCCGTCATTTGCATGTTTTATTTCAATGCTCTCTGCGACTATTGCTTTATGCAAAACTACATCTTCACTTCTGTCACTTGTTTCATTTGCAAGTGGGTGAAGTACAAGCTCAGCACCATATTGTGCCATTCTTTCGCCTGCGTCTTTACCGATAGTGACTCGATTATCAGGACCTGCATTTTCCCCTGCTGGGATTGCAACTTCAAGATTATCTAGTGTGAATTCTGCAAGAGGTACAGTGATTTTAAGGGTTTCTCCAACCAAAACTTTTTCCGCCACTGTATTGCCATATTTGTCAACTGTAATATCATAATATTCAGGTTCATATGAAACTGAAACGCCACCTTTTGTGTGACCTAAATCGATACTGTTGAATTTGACTGAACATGGACCCAATTTAACATTTGCTATACTAGCCATTATTTAATTCACCCCCCTTCAATTCCGAATCAAAACTCATTGGTTTGATTGTCTGATCTAAAAGAAGCCTTTTTGTCGAACTGCATTCAATATCGTTTATGACATTGCATACATGACATTTAATTGAAAATCTGCCCGAATAAATATATTCAAGCGCAAGCAATGACCTGCACTTTGTACATCTAAATTCTCGATATGGTTTGTTATTTTTTATGATCATCTTCTTGTTTTACAAATAAAGTTTACACTAAATTCATCACGACTTTTTTCATCTCTACCAATATGACCCGCTTCACCCATTAAAAATATTGAATAAAAGTAAGTACCACCCTCAGCTAGAGTGATATTCATTTTTTGATGTAATAAGTCAACAATTTCTTTCATTAAATTGAAGCCATTTTCATAGTCGGCAGTTCTGACAATTATCTGAAATGTTGGGCTTCCTGTTGGTATATCAATATCAGGTGTTGCACCGCCTGTGTCATAAACTGCCACTATCTCAGCAGGTGTGTCGGGCATGAAAGCAGTGAAAATATTTGATCCCAATGTGAGATCAATTGTTTCAACATTTTCAACTAAATAATGCGCTATGTTATCAATAATCATATAAATAATGCCTCCATTTCTTTTGCGTAAACTTCAAGCCATTTTGGAAGATTCATTTTGAGTGGATCTTCTAAATATTTACCTTTTCTACCCTTTTGAAATCTATATTCAGGGTGTTCGTGTAATCTGGCAGCATAAGCAGTATGATAACCAACTTCTACATCTTCGCCGACAGGTGTCACAACGCCTGTGCTTGCCAAAATTCCCTCATCATGAGGTACTTCTTTATTTGAAAGATTCAAAAGAGTATCTCCCATTTGCAACAGTGCTTTTTTTGAAATTTTATCCACGCTTTTTGAAAGCCTCTCCAAGACTTTATCAATGCCAGTTGTGTCAAAACTTATTTGTAAAAATTTGTTATTCATCTTCGTGTAATATCTGCAAGTATACTTTTATAAATCTCACATTAAATTGATCCTTTGGCTTTTTAAGTGAAATCACTCTGTATTTAACAGCGTCAAAAACAATCTTGCTTCCCAAAGTTATTGTGACATCACTTGAAAGATGAATCAATGCGTCTGACATAACAGATTCGCCTTTTGAAGAATAAATAACTTTGTTGACCTCTACAAAGCGACAGTTCACTGCCTCTCCGTCTGACCAAACTTGACGACCATATTGATCGCGTGAAGCTTCGTTATAAATTGTTATTGGATCGTTAAAAAAGTGTTTCATATATTCGTCGGATTTTCAGCTCGCAAATTACCTGTTCGGTTTACAAACCCTTTCAGGAATTGGCGCGCCTTAGGTGCAATCAAAGTGTTTTCACTTGTTGCGCCATCTCCGCGAGTGTATGAATAATCATCTATACTTTCGCTTTTTAGATCAGCGCCACCCTTGAAAAAGCTTTCTCCCTTTTCAATGATGTATTCAACTTGTGAAGCGACTGCTCTTTTAATAGCTTCAGGAATTCTTTTGTAATATTTGCCCTCTAATTGCAAAACATCACAATATCTTGGGAATAATCCGAGTTGTGTAATCACATAGACAGAAGTGTCATCAATCTGACTTGTGAATGCAGTGTCAACAGTGATTGTGTGTGTAGTTTTATCATAAGCAGTGACAGTTCTTCTTTCTCCTGCGTTTGTGCCACCTACAATTTCAATCTCACAGCCTAGCCAGTAATTGTCGCCGTAATGAAGTGGTGTATCTCCCGAATCATCGACAAGTGTCGTTTTTTCAGCATTTCCACTTGTTGCAATACCTCTTGAAAAATTTGTGATGAATTTTGGAGCGCGTCTGACATAAGTGTCAATTATTTCTTCAGCTTGTGAAATTTGATCATCAGCTTCACTTGCGTCAACGACATTGATGTTCGCAAATTGCTTCAGTTCGGCTTGGCTTAAATAACCGCGCCTTGATGTTGGTATAGTAGAATTTACACTCATATTTTTCCTTTCTGTGATTCTATTCTATACTGATCTTCTCCACAATTAAGTGCGCCAACCTTTAAGGTTTAGATCAATATAATATTATTCTGTTGCTTCAAAAGTGTCAATAGGCGCTCTGACATACCAATTTTTTGGATCATTCGAATGAAAAGTTTTTGTATCTTTTGTTTGCCAGTTTTGTTGATCTTTGCTTTGATAATTTATTTCGCGCTTCAAATACCACTTTCTGCGATAAACTATTGTCACTCTTGAACTGACTGACTTCGTTACATTAAGTCTTTTGATTCTGACTCTTGCAGTAATAATCTTTGTGTTTAATCCAACTATATTAACTTTCGCGCCAACAGTCTGAACTATTCCAGAAGTCTTAATTCTAGTCTTTGATGTAATGTTTTTTGTATTGAGTTTTTTGACACGAACTTTTGCAGAAATTGTCTTTGTAATCGATACATATTTAATTCTGACTTTTGCAGAAACATTTTTCTCAAAAAGATTAACAACACGGACTTTTACACTCAATGTCTGTATATTTCCCGTCGATTTTATGCGTGTTTTTGTAGAAATCGTCTGTGACTCTCCTAAACGCTTTATACGAGACTTTGCACTCGTTGTAGTAGTGTTGATCGTCTTTATTCTTGCGCGTACTTGTACACTTGTTTCATTGAGTGTTTTAATCCTAACCTTTGCTGAGACAGTCTTTTCTTCTGATTTTTTAACTCTTGTCTTTGCACTTATTGTTTTTAGCTCACCAGTCGACTTGATTCTTGTCTTTGCACTGACAGTTTGCTCATTTGATAACTTTTTAACTCTAACAAGCGCAATGACTGTCTTTTCTTCAAGTTTTTTGATTCTTGTTTTTGATGAAACTGTCTTTGTGATTGACGCTTGTTTTATACGAACCTTTGCACTCACTGTTTGAGTGTTGTCAATTATTTTAATTCTAGTCTTTGATGAAACTGTCTTTGTTTCTCCTGTTGATCGAATACGAACTTTCGAACTGACTGTTTGTGTTGATGTGTT